GCGTCAGAAAGCGGACCGCCCGCCGTGTTTGGTTTGTTCGACGTTGACGGCTTAAGCATTGCGGGCGTTGCGACTTCGGACGTAAACGCGCCGGGTGTTATAGGCGGATCAGACGTTGACGGTTTGAGCGTGTCGGGCCTTTTCGCGGGTATATCATTGGATTTCGGGATCTCGCCGGTGAATCGGCTAGACGTTAGGCAACGATCTAATATAATCTACATTAAACACAAAGAGGGTTTTTAAAATGCCAACATTAAACGCAGCGGCGACACTAGCACGCGCCGACAACTTAGCCGCTGATTTCGCAGCGGGAACGATCGTAGTTTCAGAGGGTGCGACGGTACTCGCTACGCACCCGATCGCGTCGTGGGCGACGTCTAACAGCGGCGCAGACGCCGACGCCGTCCCGACGGTTTCAGACGTGAACGCCAGCGCTACGGGCACCGCCGACAAAGTCGAACTAGTCGCGGGTGGTTTACGTTATGACATTACCGACGTTGTGACCATTACACAGCCGGAGTACATACAGGGTCAAAACGCTACCGTTCCGTCGTTAGGCTTCGGTTTTAACTCAGTTATACCGGCCGTCTAATCATGGCGGGGGTTTGGGATAGGCCGCTGAAAGTCGGCAAAGTCGGCCACTATGCGATCTATGAGGATCCGAAGTGGCTCGGAGAATCGTCGATCGTTAGCGCTACGGCTACCGCAGACCCCGCCGACGTTCGCGTGGTTAACACCGTGGCGAATGACGATCATATTATCGTATTTTTAGAGGGCATAGCGCCGGGTTTCCATAAAGTGCGTATTGATTACACGATCGGCACAGGGTCGACTGAAAGATGCATCGGCACCGTGAAAGTTGTCGCATAAAAACAAAAATCTGAACGGAGGCGCGTTAAATGGGGTTCGATGCAAAAAGCGTAATTTATGGCGCAATGATCACCGCGACGGTTGCGGGCGTAGTTGGTATGTTTTTCGCACGTCTTAAAAAGTCGGCCCCGATCAGCGAGGCAGAAGCGCAGAAGATCGCAGACGCCGCCGCCGAGAAAATGGGCGAACAGCTTCGAAAAGAGTGCGCCGCACAGCACATTGAGATAAAAAAGACAATCGAAGCCGCAGCGAAAGCCAGCGATAAAAGGGACGACGAAGTGCGCGCAGACTTTCGTCGGATGGGCGAAACCATGCTCGCGGCGGTGAACAAACAAGATGCGCGGCTAACGGAACTAACCATGCACCTTTTACAACAAAGGGCAGAAAAATGACAACCGTTTTACTCGTAGACGACGACGTCATAAGTTTAGAAGTTTTAGCCGAGGCGTTGAAAGACGAGGGGTACGAAGCCGTCGCAGTAAGTGACCCCGAAACAGCCATACAAACCGCTTTAGAGATAAAGCCGGATTTTATAATTATCGACATAGTTATGCCCAATAAGTCAGGGCTTGAATTGTGCCGAGAGTTTAAGCTGAACCCGTTAACGCGTGAAATTCCAATCATGTTTCTAAGTTCTTCGGAAGACCTCAACCACGCGATCGCCTCGCTTCATTTGGGTTGTGTCGATTACCTAAGAAAGCCGATCCGAGCGTCGCAACTTAGCGACGTTATCAGAAAGCACGACGTTATCCGCGAGATCTCAAAAGTGTGGCAATGCGCCCGCCGTGAATTGGAAACCATACTGGACAAATACCGCCATGAAGAAAAGCGAAATAATTAAGCGCATTATCGAACGCGAGGGGGGTTTCTCAGATCACCCGAACGACACCGGAGGCGCGACCCGCTACGGCGTAACCGAAAAGACCGCGCGCCGCCACGGCTATGAGGGCGACATGGCCGATCTACCGTATGAGTTCGCAGTAAAAGTATATTCGAATGAAAAGTGGGACGTGGTCAACGCCTCAAAACTTCCCGTTAACGTCCGCGAGCAAGTCGTCGATTTTTGTGTATTAGCCGGCCCGTTTCAAGCCGGGCGCGCACTACAACGCGCGATTAATGTTTTCGGCGCACAGATAAAAGAAGACGGGATCGTCGGAAGTAAGACCGCAGCGGCCGCAAAAGAGGCAGATCCGGACGCGTTACCCGTTGCGCTTCGGTCTTTCATAGCACAATATTTTATTGCACTAGCTAGGACGCGACCCGCTAACCGCGCGTTTATAGACGGTTGGCTTTCAAATAGGGTAGAACTAAAATGAAACTATTTTTACTTAAAGTGCTGAAAAACCTCGGCGCGGCTTTCCTCACAGAAAAAATGGCAATTTGGGGCGCTCGCATGGCCGCCAGCTTTACCACCAACAAGATCGACGACAATGTCGTGAACCTTATCGCGGCGGCGTCGGCTAACGACCCCGAGGCAATGAGAAAGGCGATCGAAGCAATCGCCAACGAGATCAAGACCAAGGACGGCCAAGGCGTCTAAGTTCAACCGGGCGGCCTTTTTTCTTGGCGTCTTCCACCCCGGCACGCATACCCGAAGACCAGCCGAGATCGGTATACACTACCGTTTTCTCGGCGACGTCTCGCCACTCAAAACCCAACGAAATACCGAGCGCCCTTTCGGCGGCGTTGTCGTCGTCCAGCACGCCGGGTTGTGTTAAAAGACCGTGAGATGCGTAAGGGCTTTCTTTACGCATCACACAGTCGCGCATTGCGGCGCGCAGATACTTAAGGTTTTTCTTAACGTCGCCCGCGTAGGGGCTTTCAATAATTACTCGCATGTTCTACACTCTATTTGCGTTTTTGCTAATGTGAGCGCCACGGACGGCGCGCTCTTTTTAGTTTAAAACGTCTTCCCGTGGGCCTTAGCCCTTTCTGATCGTTTATGGTCAAGGCGGTTTTTGTTGTACGCCAGCTTTTCTTCTAACGCCCCGAATAAATCGTAGTCGTTCCGCTCGGCCACAAAAATAATACTGTCTACTAAGATCTGACAAGGTATGTGTAAGTGCGCGGTAAAAGGTGCAGCTTCATTTTTAACGCCGGAGAATTCTCGCGCAAAGTCTACGAGCGCCGCGTTTATTCCTAGGTGTTGCGCCCCGATCGAGTCTTCCTCACAAAACGCGTTTACGTTCGCGCCCGCTTTTTTCGGGTCGTATTCAATGTTAAAACGCCCGGCAACGTCTAACGTACGGATCAGCGCGTCGGCCAGTTCTACCTCGCCCATTTTGCGATCGGGCAGGTGGTCGTCGTTAAGGTCTTTGCGTTCGCCCTCGGTCGCCTCGGCTACCTCAGTGCTAACAAGCTGCAAGGTTTGTAAAATGCAACGGTTTGGATCGTCCCACCAGCCGACCGCTTTATTTTGTTCGTAGATGCGTTTCGCGAGTTCGTTTAAATTAATGTTTTGCATGGTCTTCTGTTCCTATTGCGTTTTCGATTGCTTGAACAAAACGGGCGGCACTTTCACCGAACGACGCCGCGTTCGTTTGCTTATAGCCGGCCGTATGGATTTGATCGAGGGTGCGCTTAACTTGGCCTTTAAAGGCTTTTTCGTTTGGCGCATTGCGACATATCGCTGCAGCGACTAACGCCGACGCCGTCGCGATAATGTGAACCACGTCGCCGGGTTTCTTCGTCTCGCATAGCTTAAGGGCTAGGCCGACCGCCTCGGCGTTTAGTTTGTTAAGGTGTTTTAAGACTTCGTCGTCCATTCTAAGATCCTCGTTTTGTCTTCTTCGATTTCGTTTATGATTTTAGCGAACGTTTTAAACGCCGCCGGGTTAGCGACCAAGTGTTCGCCGAGTTCGTCGAACCGTTCCGGGTCGGGTATCGCCTCGGCCGCCTCGCTTACTAGGTCGACGGCTTCGGTTACACGTTCGAGACATTCGATCAGGTCTTCGCGAAAGTTCGGGCCGTACGGTGCCGCGTCTTCGCCGTACTTCACCGACTCGATCAGCCTCGCGATCTTTTGGCTTAAGTTCATTTTGTGCGCTCCCACTTAAATTCACTCAGCGGCAAGGCGTCGCGCAGTTCGGAGAACTTCCAGTCGGGCGCGCCGGGGTGTGTGAAGTGAATGATCCACGGCTCGCCGCGCCGGTCGCGTTCGTTGTGCATTTCAACGCCGCACGGCTCGCCGTCTAGACAAACCTCGAACGACTGGCGGGCGAGTCCGCCCGAGCCGTCTACAAAAGCCGAGGGTTTTAGCTCTATTTTAGTTTCATCGGTGATCGTCTTCATTGTCGGTTAGTCCTTTTGATAGCGTTCATGTTCCCACCCGTCGGCTTTAATCGGCCACCACGACGCCCACGCGGGACGCTCGGACATTATCGCCGCCATTTCTTGCCACGACCCGCGCCCGTGTTCCACTTCGGCGATTATTTCGTCGTGCGTGTGCATTACGACGGGATAACCGGCGCGCTCGACGCGTACCAGTGCTTCGGCTTGAATATCCGCCGCGACGGCTTGCGTAACGTTTTCAGCCAGTCGGCCGCCGTACGTGTCTTTTACAATCCAGCCGATCGGGCCTTTTTGTGAATTGGTGTTATAGCCCTCGAACGTGATTTTTACACACGGGCCGCGCTTCAACTTGTCTTCGTCCGGGATCAGCTTCGGGCGGTGGTAATGAAGAAAACGCCCCGATGGCAGTCGTAAATAAAGCACGTCGGCGCGCTTATCATAAGCCATTGTGATCGGGCCAACGTCGTAATATTTGCCGGGGTTGCGTACCGCTGCAATAAAAGCGCCCTCTAAGCCGAACAACTCGGGGACCGCGTCCCACGGTTTCGGGCCTATTTGTCGGAACTGGCCGCCCCAAAACTCGACGATCTCGGGCGAGGCTTCGCGCCACTTAACGATCAGTTGTTTAAGTTCGTCGTCGGATTGTGTCGCGCCGAACGCTTTCCACGCGCCTATCCAACCGCCGTAACCGCTCGCCAACTCGGCCACCTTACCGACTTTTTTCCGATCGGGGTGGTGCGTGCCGTTTTGTTTCTTATAGCCTAAGTAATACTCAAGTGAATTGCCGGTAATGGCCGCCGCGCTCATTTCGTATATTTTGCCATGCGTTGCGAATACGTCGATCCGCCATTGGCACCCGGAGAGGCACGCGAGGACGACAGCCTCGATCGCCGAGAAGTCGCAGCAGACCAGCCGCGTATTTTCCCGCGCTTTAAACAGTCCGCGCAAACAGCCGGTTATTGTTTCGACCGCGTCAACCCACAAGCCCGCGAATAAATCCGGCTTATCGTAATAACGGTTTATGTCTTCGATAGCCGCGACCATTGGGTCGATCAGCCAGTCAACAAGCGGGGTATTATCGGATCCGCATTCCGGGCACGCGTTCGGGTGTTCAAGTGTTTTTATGCCGTCGCCAAAGTAGCGGCCGCAATCGTCGCAGCGGCGCGTCTTCGGCCCTTTCGCGGTCAGGTTTTGCAACTGAACGCCACCCGCAGACCATCGGCCTGTCTGATCCGCGCCGCAATACATATACTGATCGCGCAGCCGGTTGTCGGAACTAAGCGAGCGGTCAAGGCTGAAAAGCTTTTTAATATTGGCACCGGCGAGCGCTTGGCGTATCTGCAGCACGCGTTCAACTTTACCGCCTCGAAATTGTGCGAACTTCGGCGCGTCGTCGTAGTCGACCGGGTGAACGTTGACCAACTCGCCCGACATAATTTTTACGGACTTGTCGATTTTCTGCAGACGTCCCTCGATTGTCTCGGCCTTAACGTCGGCGATCGGTAAGCCTTGCCCGTTTAACCATTCGCACATTTTAGCGGTTTCACCGACCGAGCCGACCGCGCCGCCGGTTATCTGGCCGAGTTCGATTGTCAGACGCTTTTCGGTTTCGTTGTAAAGATGTAAACAGCGATCCAGCGTTACCCGGTCGACGAGTACGCCGCGCGCGTTTATGCGCTGGTCCGTGATCCACGTTGCGCGCTCGTAGTCGGACATATCCGGCAAATGCGCCGCGACCATATCTTCGGCCGTTACGTCTTGCCCGCAATACGAATACAGGCGTTTAAATTCTTCGGGGTGCGTCCAAGGCAAGCGGCGGAACTCGGGCCGGGTTTTGGTCGGTTTGTGCGGGCGGGTCAATTGCTGGATCAGTTGTTTACCGTCTTTTTGCTTGCCCTCTAAACCTAGCACTTTCGAACACGTCGCCAGCGACCCGGGCATAGAGAAACGGCGAGCGCGAGCCATGACGCAGACGCCACGGTCGAACGAGATAGGCGGCCAGCCGTAACGGCGCACGCATACCATGTTCCAGATCCACCACTCAAAAGTGAAGTTAAACGCCTCTAACCACCCGCCGTTCTTAACGTGTTCGAGTAAGTCGGTCGGCTCGGGTGTTAATCCGGGGATAAAACCGCGCACGCCTCGGCCGTCCTTGAGGTCGTAATACAGACATAAAACCTCCGTGGTCGGGTGTTCGGCATAAACGGGCGTTCCCACGACGGGGAGGCCGCCCTTACTATTTGCGCCAATGCCCCGAACCGTTTTTGTTATCGGGTCGACGGTGAAACCGGCCTCGCTGTACGTCTCGAAGTCTAACGAGGGGCGAACCGTTGACGGGTACGCGCCAAGGCTTCGAATTTGCGTACCGTCCGGGATCTCATGTGGCTCCACTTCGTAAACGTGATCCCAGTCCGGGCCTGTCATTTGATCCGGGTTAGTGACAAAAGTGCAATTACTTTCCGGGTGGTGAACTATGACGCCCATTACTGATCCTTATCCGCCACGCGGCGGTCTGTCATTGCGTCGGCAAAGTCGCCGCGTTTATCGTCGTAATACCACGACCCGCCGTGGAGGTCGTCGAGTTCGTCGCAGCGTTTAGCGCGTCGTTTTTCTTCGCGCTTGCGTGCTTCGGAGTCGCCCAAAAATAAAAGCCATGTGACCAAGGCCGACGCACAAAGCGCCATAAACACAACGGCGAAGTTTAAAATTATTTCTGTCATAGTTACCGCCCCGTATAGCTGTAATCGTCAGAGGATAGCGCAGGGACGCGAGAAACGGCACGCGCTAGGCCGATTAATAGAACAAGTCCGATAATTTCTAACATACGCGGCCCGCCTTTTTCATCATTGCGCGTATGGTTTGCATTGTATAGCGCGCTTGGTGGCGAGCGTCGTCGATAGCAGCGTGGCGGACGCCATCGAACGGCAAAACGTTTTTAAAGTCCGGCAGGGTGCAAAGTTCGCCCAACTCTACGATCGTTCGCACGTCGCGCTCGTTCCAAAATTCCCACGGCACCGCGTACCCGTGGCGCTCAAACATGCGCTTGATTTTCGTTAAGTCGAACGTTGCACCATTGCCCCAAATACGGAAATCGTCGTAAAAGTTCCGCAGGTATCGGTCCAACTTCGCCACGGCTTCGGCTTCGCTCATAACGACTTTAGGGCGAAAAACACGGGCTTGTGCTTCGGGCGATTGTTCGCTCCACCATTTAACGGTTTTAGGGCATATCGTCCCGGCGCTTGTACTCGCGTCGATAACAACCTCGATCCCGGGGATCTCTTTCATATCGGTTTTAATGCCGTAAAGCGCGACGCTTAATATTTTGGCATCGTCGCCCGTGTCGAGTGCTTCGAGGTCTGCAAAAATGTGAACGGGTAGTCTATCCATAACAGAAACAACCCGGCTTAACGCCGGGCCGCCTTTCGTTTTATTGGTTTGGTAAGAAGTTGTGATCTTGTTGCGGCTGTCCGCCTTGAGGCTGGCCGTAACCGCCTTGTTGTGGTTGTGCGCCTTGAGGCTGGCCGTAACCGCCTTGTTGCGGCTGTCCGCCTTGAGGCTGGCCGTAACCGCCTTGTTGTGGTTGTGCGCCTTGAGGCTGGCCGTAACCGCCTTGTTGCGGTTGTGCGCCTTGAGGCTGGCCGTAACCGCCTTGTTGCGGTTGTGCGCCTTGAGGCTGGCCGTAACCGCCTTGAGGCTGGCCGTAACCGCCTTGAGGCTGGCCGTAACCGCCTTGAGGCTGGCCGTAACCGCCTTGTTGCGGTTGTGCGCCTTGAGGCTGGCCGTAACCGCCTTGTTGCTGTAAGTGTTGCGTTTGTTCTTGGTAGCCGTTTTGCGGTGCCCCGCCCCCGCCGAACGCGCTCGCAGTATCAACGCCACCGCCGCCAAGGTTTAAGCGTGGCGCGTTCGCACTTGCAACGATTTGAACGGCGTCAAGCCCGGCGCTAATGCCTTTATTACCCGCGTTGTCGTAGTCGTAGCAATGCGCCAGCACGTTAACTTTTTGGCCGTTGTAGATCATATTGCTGTATTGCATAGGATCCAGCTTTTGACCGTTTTCGTCGTATACGTCCGGCGCTCGAAGCGTTGTTTTAAAGCTGATCACCAACCAGCCCGGAAACATATTCTCGAACTCGCCCGGTTGTACTTGGCCGATCGGCATACGGCCACCCGCCGGAAGATTGCCTTTAAATTTACTTTCTTGTAGGCGCTTTTGCGCTAGTTGATCGTAAAGCGGAATATCCGGGCATTGCGGAGGGAAAACAACTTTTAACGTCCACTTAGGTTTCCCGGCGTTCGCGCCTTGTTGTTGCGTTTCGGGTTGCGTTACGCCGTCCCAAACTACGATCCCGCCGTCTAGTCTTACATGATTTTCGTCGAATTGAGCCATTTTCGGTTCCTTACTTTTCAGTTTTTGCGAACGCTTTCGCGCCCATTGTTTCAGATGAATTTACAAGTTTAAGCGACGCGCTTTTCGTCGCCTTTTTGCGGATCACTTCTTCGAGATCCGGGTATTTTTGAATAGCTTGCGTCGGCGTCATTGGTTCGCACTTGTCGAAGTCCGCGCCAAGCATACGGCCGAGTTTAATCGCCGTTTTCGGGTCGTCCCACTTGAGGCGGCCCGGTTTACTTTCAAGCGTGAGAGGGATCGAAGCGTCGCCGGCTTTTACTCGCTCAGTGATCAAGTCTTCCACCGCCGATCGTCTCGCTTTCGCCAAGCGTTCGGCCGTCTCAAGTAAAGACAGTTCGATCGCCAGCGCTTCGCCGCTCATTTCGTCCATTTCGGGCGGGTTTTTAACGTGGTCTAAAAGCCCGTAAACGTGGTTTTTAGCCGCCGAGCAACGCCACAACGCCGGGCAATAGTGACAATGCGCGCCCGACGTTAATGTCGGATTGTTGCGCGCCTCGTACGCTTTCGCGGCTAGTTGGTTGACGTACGCGCGGAGGTCGGACAGATTACCGCGCCACGACTGGACCGGGCCGTCGTTTTGATAACAAAACGGTTGCACGACGCGAAACTCGATCGCTATGTGTTGCTCGGCGTGCCCGTCGATCCCGTACTTGTTTATCAGTCCGGCCGCGTAGTTTACGAACTGTAAGGACAGCGGATCGACTTGTGCGTGCCCGTGCTTATAGTCCCATAGCACAATAAAACCGGCGTTAAGGTTAACGAGCGCCGCGTCTAACGTGCCGTTGTTGTTCGGGTCAATTTGAGGGCATTCGATCGGGCACTCGACCAGAAGTTCGCCGCCACGCTCGGCGACTATGCGCTGAACGTCCGCCGCGTAAATGTTCGCGCCCTCGGTCATTTCGTCGTCAATGATCAGGCCCGTTTCCGGGCACGTCTTACCGAGGAACGACTCGGCGGGCGGCATCATGCCAAACGACTTAAGCGCGTTTAGCAAGGTTTCGCCGACCTTGTGCGCCGCCGTGCCCTCGACGGTGCGCGGGTGGTATCGGTCGAGCGCTTCGTTTAGCGCTACGACTGACCCGGAGCAATTACCCCATATAGGGGCCGAACTTGGTCGAAAGTGCATGTTCGTCGCCTCTTAAAGTGAAACGGTTTGTAAGTGGTTGTAAAGCTTCGCCACCGCTTCGGCTTCACCCGCGCCGAATAGGTCGTTAACTTGAACGCCGACCGCGTTATACGCATCGGTTACAAGCTTTTGATCCAGCGTGCCGGCGGTTTGTCGCTCGCTGATATACTCCATTAACTCGCCCGCGTCTTTCGGTGCGTCGCCGCTCGCCGCCGGTGCCGTTTGGCCGCCGAACGCTTGCGCCGTGTCTACCGGGGCGCTTTCTTTCGGTTCGTCGCCGTCTAGTGGCATGGTCGCCGCGTACCACTCGTTGTAAGCGTTTTCGTCTACGCCCGGTTTTTTCTTCCACTGGCCTTTATTGGCACCCGAAGCATAAAACGGCTTTTGTGATTTAGTGCTTACACAAAATTTTTCGTTGTGCGGCGTGCCGTGTTCGTCGACGGGGCCGTCGTTAGCCGGTGCCTTATCGTCGAACGCCGCCGCCGTGTTTACGGTTTCTTCGGCCAGTGTTTCGCCCGTGTCGGCGTCTTTAACCGTTACCGTAGACTCGCCGGTCTTTTCGACAATGTCGTGGACTTTTTCAATAAGCGTTTTTTCTGGCTCTTTAAATGGTGCCGGGGCGGTTTCAGTCTTTACAGGCACGCCGAGCGATTCGCCCGCGCCGTATTGTGTGAGAGCCGCACCGAGCGCGGCGGCTAGTTTTAAATTACTTGCATCGAATTCGATTTTTAACATTGGTTTAAACCTCGTTGTTAATTTGTCGTTGTGTCAGTTGACGGGGCACAGATTACCTGTTAATTTGTCGCAATGTCAATAAGGATTTTAAACAAATATGAAAAATTTCGTTTACATGGTTGACCGCACTGGCGGCCGAGTAGTTATGTTACAGCGTCGAGCGAGTGACGAGGTCAGCTATACTTTTTTACCAGACTTTCGATCATGGCGACTCGCTCGCGTAACGCTCAAAGGTGTAAGAATGGGTGAGGTTAGCGAGATTAATTTATATCACGCGTCGTCAGTCGTTCGTATTGGCATAATGACGGCGTTAGGTTGTGACGACGGGAAGATAGACGCGGAAATAGCGCGACTTGTGAGTGAAACGAGCGTTCACACAATCGAAGTGGAGGCGTAACGGTGTTACAACTTCGCGACTATCAAGAAAATGTTTATCACAAAATTATTGACGCGTTCGGCCGTGTCCGGGTTGTTTTGGCCGTGGTGCCGACGGGCGGCGGTAAAACGGTGATATTTTCAAAGCTGATCCACGACTGGCGCGACGGTTACACAATGGCGGTGGTACACCGAAAAGAAATTCTAGGACAGATTAGTCTCGCACTTGGCGCGCTTGAAGTTAAGCACCGTATTCTCGCGCCGTCGTCAACGCTTCGCCGTATTCGCCGCCGCCATGTTAAGAAGTACGGCCGATCGTGGATAGACGAGCGGGCACCGTGCGCCGTCGCCAGCGTTCAAACACTCGCCAGCAAAAGAGCCGGGACCGATCAGGAGATCAAGCGGTTTGTGAATCAGGTGCGTTTAGGCGTATTCGACGAGGGGCACCATTACACCGACGCGGGCCACTGGGGACGCGCCGTTGATATGCTCGAAGCGTCTAAACTGCTTTTCGTTACGGCAACGCCAGAGCGCGCCGACGGTAAAGGCTTACACGTTAACGCGGACGGCTACGTCGAAGAAATGATCGAGGGGCCGAGCGTCGACTGGCTAATGGATCAGGGTTATTTGTGCCGTTATAAATATTTTTGCCCGGACACGGATCTGGACGTTAGCGGGATCGCCGTTACCGCTTCGGGCGACTTTAACGCCAAGGCGCTAAGGGCGCGGATCGTCGACTCGAACCTAATCGGCGACGTGGTGCAGCACTCGCAGCGCTTCGCGGCCGGGCTAAAAACGATCGTGTTTTCGACCGACGTTAAGACCGCCGAAGAACAGGCCGCCGCGTATAACGCCGCCGGAATTACAGCTGCGGCGTTGAGTGGTGAAACCGACGACGCGGTACGCGATCAGGCCGTGGATGAATTCGAATTCTCGGAACTGGAAAAGCTAGTAAACGTGAACTTATTCGACGAGGGCTTCGACGTACCCGGCGCGGTGTGTGCCGTTCATGCCCGGCCGACCGAATCACTGGCGAAATATATGCAGATTAACGGCCGGGTGTTTCGTCCCGTTTACGCCAAGGGCTACGACTTAAGCACGCGCGAGGGTCGTCTCGCCGCAATAGCGAACGGCCCCAAGCCGTACGCCGTGATTATCGATCCGGTGAAAAACTGGGAGCGGCACGGCTTGCCCGATTGGCCTCGGGCTTGGAATATTCACGGCCGTAAAGCTGGCGGCACCGGGCCGGGTGACACCATAGCGCAGCGCGTATGTATGGATTGCACGCAGCCTTATCCGGCCTATTTGTCGCCGTGCCCGTATTGCGGGGCGGATCATAAACCCGAGGGGCGCAGCACCCCGGCGCAAGTCGACGGCGATCTGGCCGAACTCGACGTCGACGCGTTGCGCGCCCTTTTCGACAAGCAGCAAGAAGCGGACATGAGCCGCGACGACTTCGCGCGTAAGCTTATGGCCGCGAACGTCCCGCCGATAGGCCAGCCCCGTTTAATACGCAAGCATGAGGCCGCGAAGTACCGCCGCCAAGTGTTACGGAATTTCGTCGCGTGGTGGGTAGGAATGCAACCCGCAGACCGCCCGCTCGCAGAAAAGCACCGACGTTTTTACCACCGCTTCGGGGTTGATATTGCGACCGCGTTCACACTCGGCGAGATAGAAACCGATCAGCTAATTCAAACCATAAAACTAAAATTTAGTAAGGACATTAAACAATGAAACATGACTCGCGGACCATAAACGATCCGGTTGATATTAAAGAGATAGACCGCACGACCGTTTCAAGCCACCGTTTCGACGTGAACGCTTTAGAAACCGCCGCGCGTAAGTGGTGGGAGTCACAGCGCGAAGACGACCCCATAAACCGTTTAACGGGTAAGCCGATGAAACCGTGGGAACAACTTCACCCGTCGACGCAAGCGCACATCATAGAAGACGTAAAAATAATTATAGGGGCTTATCGCAATGAACTATAACGAATGGGCCGCGCGCTTTCCCGAGGCCGCCGCGTCGCTTGAAAACGACGTGATAGTCGCTACCGACTCGCACCTAAGCACAACGCCGGGCGACAGTGAGGCAGCAAGACAACAAGACATTAGGATCAGTATTGCCAGTCAGGGCGGCTTCGCGTGGCGGAATAACGTCGGCGCGACCAAGGCGAAAGAGCCGTGCCAGTGTCCCGCGTGCGGTTTTCGCTTCACACTTGACCGCCAGCCGATACGGTATGGACTCGCGAACGAGTCGGCGCAGCTTAACGAGCGTATGAAATCCAGCGACTTGATCCTCGCCATACCGCGCCTAATTACACCCGAAATGGTCGGCACCACGATCGCCCAATTCGGCAGCGTTGAGACAAAGCGGCGCGGGTGGCAGTTCAGCGGGAAAGACCAAGAGGCCGGGCAAATGGCTTGGTTGTCACTAGTGGCAAAAATTGGCGGGTTCGCTCGCTTCGCGTCGGAGCCGTTCGAGTTATGATCATTCAAGGAGATTGCAAACACGTATTAAAGAACTTACCGGCGGAGTCGTTCGACGCTTTAGTCACTGACCCGCCTTACGGCTTCAATAAGCAGCCGGATCTCGCCGAGGTTTTCGGGCACTGGATCAAGGGCGACGACTACGAGGCCACCGGCTCGGGTTTTATGGGTAAGACGTGGGACAGCTTCGTACCCGGCCCGGCTACATGGCGCGAAGTGTTCCGCGTGCTTAAGCCCGGCGCTTACGGTGCCGTTTTTGCGGGCAGCCGCACCGCGTATTTAATGGCCGCCTCGTTGCGCTTGGCAGGGTTCGAGGTGGTGGATCAATTGTTTTGGCTCTACGGTTCCGGGTTCCCGAAGTCGCTCGACGTATCGCAGGAAGTCGACAAACTGGACGCGAAACAGCTTAAGAAAGAGAGCGCCTACCGTTGCACGGATTGGATCCGCGAGTTTTGCCCGTTAAGCAGCGGCCAGATCGATAAGTTTTTAGGCCGTAACGGTATGGGCCGACATTACCGGGACAAGGCACCCGGAGGCAAGCAGCCGGAGATCCCGACGCGCGCAGACCTTGAAAAGCTTCGGCCGTTTTTTACTGCAGCGGTGCCTCAGTGGTTCGAAGACTTGGTAGACGTCCGCACGTTCGAAAGTGAAAACCACAACAGCCGGGAAGTGATCGAGCGTTACAAGAAAGTTGCCGGCCTTAATCAGTGGCGGCAGAAGTACACGGGGCAAACTAACGCCGCGAAGATTGGCTCGAGAACGGCCCCGCATTCGGACGAGGCGAAAGCGTGGCACGGCTACGGCACCGCGTTAAAACCCGGTTATGAGCCGATCATATTAGTACGCAAGCCGACGACCTTAACCTACGCCGAAAACGTCGTCACACATGGCACCGGCGCGCTGAATATAGACGGCAGCCGCAACGGCGAACGGTTCCCCGCCAACATATTGCACGACGGCGAAGCGTTCGAGGGTAAAGAGTGGGAGCGCTATTTTTATTGCGCCAAGGCTACAACCGCAGACCGCGACGACGGCCTTCAGCTATTCGAAAAGGTAAGCGCCGGAGACGCGACTGGGGGGCGTAAAGAGGGTTCCGCCGGGTTGAACTCGCCAAGAGCCGGAGCAGGGCGCAGAGACGGCGCGCGGAACACCCACCCGACCGTTAAGCCCACCGAGTTAATGAAGTGGTTGTGTGGACTATTAGCACGCCCGGGGGCGTCTATTTTGGACCCTTTCACCGGGTCGGGTTCAACGTGGCGCGGTGCCAAACTTAATCAGCAAAAATTTGTGGGCGTAGAACTTAGCGCCGAATATATTCAGATCGCCAAGGCGAGAGCGGGAGCAATTAAGCCATGAAAAAAAGATTTAAACCAGAAGTAAGAAAAGAGCAGATCATCGACGCGGCGATCGGTATTGTCGAGGGCGACGGCTTCGCAGCGTTAGACCGTCAAACCGTCGCGCGCGTGGTCGGTGTGAGCGGCCAAACCATCAATTACTATTTTGGCACGCTTAAGCAGTTGGAACGCGCCGTAAAGCGCGCCGCTATCGCTAAACCGTCGTATTCAGTTATCGCGCAACTTATCGTTATGAACGACGCCACGGTTGAAGACTTAGACGAAGATACAAAGCGTAAAGCACTAGGGGGCTTTTTATGAAACCACGACAAGCAACAGCGTATTTAAAAGGCATTAGATCGGCCCGAGGCCATGAGTTACGGAAAACACAAAATATCGCGCCGTTGTGCCCGTACGAGCAGAAGTGTCTCGCGGAGTCGTGGCGGCGAGGGTATTCGGATTACTTCGAACACCGGGAAGACGCGATCTACTTTCTAAAATGTGCAGACGGCGACTATTAAGTCGCCTTTTTTGTGTTTAGGTGTTGAACCATCTGTAACACTATGTTATATTCTAGTCTCACTTAGCAAACAACGGAAAACGCAAAAATGAAAGACTTAAAAGCTAACTTAATTAAAAACGGCTCGCAAACTATCGTTTATAAAGGCTTAAACTTAACAGTATATTGGGGCGGCGAGTATTATACCGCGCACTATGACGGCGAGGTATACCGCCAAACTTGTTTATGTGATCTTAAGAAAGATATTTCTAATGGGTGGTGTGTAGACTTCGGCGGCGATATGGAAAGTAAGCTGGACGATATAGCCACTTGTTTATGCTACGAGGCTAAAAACTTAGAGGGCGAGAAAGTCGAGTTTAACGCAGCCGACGACAGCCTGACGATCGTTTGTTCTTCGAGTGATACAAAGTTACGCAACGGCACGCATAAGACACGCCGCTGGGCGGTGCGGGATTGTAGCAACGTCGGATCGTCATTCTTAAGCATTCGCGAAGCAGTTCGCTTCATTCTGTCTTTTGCTAGTTACGAGAGCGTACTTTAATGAACACAATAAGCCGTACTATGTATATTGATTTCAACGTTCACGCGGGTTTCTCGCCCGAGTCGGTTCACATTCGCAGCATGGCGCGCAAGGCGGCGATCGCATTGGGTAACGCGCCCGGCGCGGCGTTAGAAATAACAAGCGCGGAAGTTACCGACGACGTTCACGCGGGGCTTGTGCTTATGGCCGACGCCGGGATCATTGAGAAGACACAAAACCCGTGTGGCGTTGATTTGTTTTACTGGAAAGAGGCGGTTAAAAATGACGTGTGCTAAATACTGCAAAGCCGAAGCGGGCGTAACGCTTGCGCGGGTGGAAGAAGTCAGCGGCCGCCACCGGGTAACGCTCGATCGGTGGTACAAGCGCGACCGCCAACTGTTCGACCTTATCCTAGACGGCGTAAAACACCGTTTGAACAAGGCCGATCAGGAAGATAAAAAACAGCGCGGCCAGTAAGTCGCGCACCCATTCGGGCACCCGTCGCGGTGCCTTTTTTATTAGTCGGTCAATCATCTTTTAGCGCCCTTATTTCATGTTCTATTATGAACGCCGGCCACCCCGTAAATACTTGAAGCGTCGCGATCAATTCGTTGTACTTAGGGTTGTTCGCCGCTTTCGCGCCAAGCGCAACAGTCGCCATTTCTTTCAATTGTTCTTTTGAATATTTAGCCATGTTATTTCACCTTTTCGCAATCAGGCTCACTCGTTAACGTCTTAACGTCGAAAAGCGACGGGCACCACGCGTCGCCCTCAAACTTAAACACCACGCCGTCTTTTACTTGGTAGTAGTACGGCGCGCACCAATGGGTCGCCCCGTCGGGCGCAAAGTTTAAGCCGCTATTCATCTTGTAACGCCTCAACCGCTAGGCGCATAAATTCGGCCGCCTTAAGCATGTTCGCGGCTTTTATCGTTTGTAGCCGGTCGCTACGCGTTAGCACTTCGAGGTCGGGGGCCACGTTGTTGATCACTTCGATCGCATCGGCGCGCGTCTTAGCGGCGTTATATGCGACCGTTTCGTCCTTGTCGTGGCGGGTGGTCGGGTAGGCTTCATCGAAGTACCCACCGTTCCCGATTAGCCGGCCGTCGTCCCGGCGGTATCGCTTACCGTTCACAATAATTTGTGTCCGGGTCGTGCGGGTTACTTTTTGCGGGATCCGGTACTTGCGGGAGTTCCAGCCGATACGGACCTCAACGGGCACCAGTACCAGATCACCGGGTTTAATGTTTTCAAACATCATTGCGTTTTTGCTCCTTTGCTAAATGCCGCAGCGGTGCGCGGCGGCGCGTCGTCGTTACGCAGTACAACGCCTTTAAAACCGCGTACAACTTCGCCGTTTATACGGTGCGGGCCGTACGTTACGCCCGCGCCGCGTGTTACGTCCTTAACGTCGCTTATCAGCGCACGGCGTGTTCGGATCTGATCTTCGCCCTCATTCATAGCCCAATTGCGGTAATGTTCGTAAAGGTCGACAGAGGACGTAATAAACTCGCCGCCGAGGTGCAACTGCGTATCAACGTATTGCTTGATCGGGCTGTATTGCTCGGCCATTTGATTGAGTTCTTCGCGGCTCGCCGCCGGCTCGGTGAAACGGCCTTTTTGATTGAGTCGCATTAAACCAGATAGCGCCCAATTGGCGATCCCCTCGATTTCGTTCACCAGCTTGTCGAACAGATAAAGGTCTTCGTTGCCGTAAAATGATTTGTATAGCGGCAGCATGAGGATCCGCCCGGCAAGCGCGCCCGAGTCGTCGAACAAGCGCGGCAAGTGATTACCCGCCAAGGTGAAGCGCGTCGGCAAGTACAAACTTAATGATTGCTTATACAGTCGCGGGATTGTTACCCGGTCGTTACCGCTGATTGTCTTAAGTTTTTTCGTTATCGCCTCAGAGCCGGCTTTAAAACTTTTCGCCACGTCGCCGTCATACATAACCGTTTTGTTTGGCAGCGTTTCAAGAAATTTATTTTCTGTTAGGTCGGACAGGTCCGCGCCGGCGAAGTTTTGATCGCCCACCAGCCTGTTAAGGACGCGGCCGATCGTACCTTTACCCGAGCGGCGCGGGCCGAGAATAAAAAAGATTTTTTGGTGGCGGTAGTCATTAACGAGCATATAACCGAACCATTCCTGCAGTAGATCCATTAACTCGCTATCGTTGCCCGTAATGTCGGTTAGAAAGTCGATCCACGTCGGACAGGTCGCCCCGGGGTTATAGTTGTAAGGCATTATGTTCGTTGTGAATAAGTTCTTATCGTGCGGGAACAGTTCGAGCGTGTTCACGTTAAGCACGCCGTTTTGTACCAGCATGACGTCGTTTGGTACGTCATTGACGACGAGGTCTTCGCGGTACGTTAGCGCCTCAAGTAGCGAATATGTGCCCGAGATAGTCGAGTTTTGCGGGCTAGTCGGGGCGAGTTCAACCGCTAGTTTGTGACGTACCGCGTCGTCGGTAAGTTCCACCCACGCCCGGCCGTTGTACGCGTACCATATTTCAAGGACACGAACGAGGCACCCGTCCGGGTATTTTTCATCTAAGAAAAGCACCGCGTTTTGTGAGTGGTTTTTGCCGTACAACCCGGTTACGTTCGCTTCACCCTTTACGCCGATCATCTGTTCGAGCGTCTTGTCGAGTTCCTTAGTAAGTAGGCCGTCTTCCTTAAGCTGGCGACGCAGTAAAGCGCCAAGCATGGCACGCTGTAACGCCGACCCGTCGAGACGTTGGATCATAGCGACCACGTTCGCCGCTTGCTTAGGGTCGCCGCCTATGGCTTGTATTTCATCAACGGCCGCGTCGTATTCTTCGGACGAGGCGCTACCCGCACCAAACGCCGCCGCCGTGTCGAACTGGCGAGGCGGGATCCAGCCGGATTGGACCGCCATGTGGTACACCGTACCGATCTTTACTTCGCGGCCGCCCTTACTGGCTTTAAAACTCGCCCACTGATCGAACTGGGTGTCCGGGTTGTACGAGTCCGGGCAGCCGTCCGCCCAATACTCGCCACGGCTCCACGCGTCAAACACACGGAAACCAGCGTCGGGGTCGTCGTGGTAATAATTACGTAGTGCAAGGCCCACCGTTAGCCAGTCCGCGCGCGCCGTCGGGTCGCAGTATTTTAGCGCACTGATCAGGCTTTCTTCGTCGCGGGTGGTAGGGTCCGGGAGTGGTGCCGGTTCAAGTGGGCCGCGATCAACGGTAACGATCCGCGTGTTGCGCGGGAATTCCGGCAAGGCCGCCACGTTACACAGGGCATACGGCCCGAAGTTGCCCGCCGCCGGGTACATATCGCCCGAGCAAATGAATCCCGCCCCGGCTGTCCTAGTGTCGAAGCCGTCGATCCAGTCTGATCGCTGGTGCATGTTTTCGGACGTCTTGAACGCATAGTGCGCGCCGCCGCTTGGCGTGTTTTGAATTAGGGCCGCGTCCCACGGCAAGCGCACGCCGAGAAACGCCTCAACGTCGGCACGGGTAACGCCTTTTTGTGTGTCTAGGTCTAACACCACAACGCCCGCCGGGATCGCTATCCCAATGCAGCCTGTGTTCCAGTTTAGGCGGGAGTCGCTCGGGTCGACGGTTTGCCAGCTTGTGTTCTTCGGTATCGCCGGCCCTTTTTCGAATTTGTTTTTATTCGGGTTGTGTCTGATCCAGCACGGGAAGACTTGAACGCCCGCTTTAATTAGCGCGTCTTTTATCATCCTTGCACCTCGGCGGCTTTCTCTGCTAGTTGGTTTGCGGGTATGCGTACGGTGCGTTTAATGCGTACGTACTTAATGGCTTTTTCTGAAATCCAGCGTTGTACCGTGCGTTCATCGACTTGTAAACGGGCGGCAAATTGCGCGATCGTTAGGTATTCCATGTTTTTATCCGTTGTCGTCTTATGTCGTGTTCCGGCGGTCTACGTTACGCCTAAAGTTTAACGCCGTCAACCATTTAATTAAGTACGTACTAGCCGCTTTTTGTAACGCTTCGGCGTAACGTTACAGAAGCGTTACACAGGTATGACCAGTTCGGCGGGGTCGCCGTAACGCGAAACGTAACGTTACAGTAACGCATCGCGGATCGGCTCGCAGCCCATAGCCCGTACGGCTTGTAACGTTGTAACACTACCTTTCTTTCTTTAAATAAATAAAAGAAAAAGAGAAGAAAGAGAGAGAATAGAGGGTAGATATATATAAATAAAGTTTTACGCGGTTTTTCGCGTTACAGCGTTACAAGCGTTACAGGTGGATCGGCGGTCCGGGTTGGTTTATATTGTACGTACTATGAACAGCGAGACAAACCGATGGAATTCGAAACACTGAAACGAAAAAAGCTAGAACTTGAAGCGCGGCTCAGCCAGAGCATATTCGAAATATTGGACGAGGTGGGCGAGGTGCCGGAGCGGTTGAGCGTCGACGTTATCAAAAATACAACCATAGCGGGCGAGACGGCCGTGGCGGGCGTACAAGTCGAGGTTAAATTCGGACTATGAGAGCGTACCAGAAACAAAACAAAAAGCGCCGGACGTTGCCCCGGCTGCCGTCGGGTTATCTATCGTATCAAGAGTACGTACTTTTAGAGCGAGCGGCAGAGAAGCACGGGAGCAAGAAAGCGGCGATCGTGGCGGGATTGCGGGCGCTTGACCTTTGATCCATAATGACCGAATCAAAAAGGAGTATTCGCACCCATGACGCAGAAAGGCCGCACCACGCCCCACCAGCGCAACGAGAAGACCGCCAAAGCGATCCGGGCTATGCTTGCGGACGGTTTGAAGATAAACGACGTAAAACGGTATACGGGGCTTTCTGTTAACACGCTGAAAAAGCACTATAAGAAAGAGTTCGAAGCCGCCAACCTTAAGCCGGGAAAACCGGAACATAAGCCGAACGGGCGAACACGTATGCTCGTAAAGTTTATGAAGCTAAACGGCGAGACGAACGAGAAGATCGCCAAGGCGCTCGACATTAGTAACAGCACCTTAACGACCCACTATGTCGAAGAACTCGACACGGGCGGACAGTCGCTTAACGCAGAGATAGCGGCGGGACTCGCTAAGAATGCCCTAAACGGCGACAAGATCGCACAGATCGTATGGCTGAAAATGTTCGCCGGTAAGTACGAAGCCAAGGCACCAAACGACAACGCCGGGGCCGCCGATGATATGGCCGCCGCACTGGCTAAACTGGCGGAGGGCTTACCGGGTGGCTGAATTACCGCTGCAGTTGGTCAGAGCGCGCGAAAGGTGGTACACCTTGATCGACGTCCCGGAGCAAATAGCGCTTATTAACGCCGTCGCCGAGGGGGTTCGCTTTCCATGCGTACCGGCGGGCCGCCGTAGCGGCAAAACCGAACGCTTTAAACGCTTTCTTGCTAAACAGGCCATGAAGAACCCGGGCGAGCGGTACTTCGCAGCCGCACCCACCCGCGATCAGGCTAAGAAGATTTTCTGGCAAGATCTAAAAATGCTCACATTCGCAACGGTGCCCGGATTGGGTCACAAGATAAGCGAAACCGAATTGATCATAACGCTACCCAATACCACGGAGATCCACGTCTTAGGACTCGACAAACCGGAGCGGATCGAGGGGGTCGTTTGGACTGGCGGAGGCATCGACGAGATCGCCGACGTTAAGAAAGAGGCGCTACACGTTAACGTTATGCCGGCGCTTGACACCGTCGACCCGCGCCGCCCCAACTACCGGGCGTGGTGTTGGTTCCTCGGGGTGCCGGACGGCCTAAACCACTATTACACGTTATGCGAATATGCCCGAACGAGCGGCGATCCGACCTACGGGCTTTACCATTGGAAAAGTTCGGCCGTGTTGCCGCCGGACATACTCGAAAGTCGTAAACGATCAATGAGTAAAAAGCAGTTCCGCCAAGAATTCGAGGCCAGCTTCGAGACGGCCACCGGCCGGATCTACGAAGAATTCGGCGATCATAATCTTACCGACCGCGAACTGCAGAGCCACGAGGCAATTCACTGGGCGCACGATCAGAACTTCACGCCGTTGTCGTCGTCCATCAGCGTGATCGACGGTGAAAATATGTTTATAGTCGGCGAGATAGTCTTAGAGTCGGCCGTGTCGTCTCAGTCCGCCGAAGAATTCGTAGAGCGATACCGCGATCACCGTAACAAAATGGTTTATATTTACGGCGACCCGGCAGGGCGAGCCGGCGAAAAGCACGGGCATAAATCGGACTATAATCAGATCGAAGACGTGCTACGGCGCGAGGGCTGGCGGTTCGAGCGGCGCGTAAGCCTCGCCCACCCGGCGATTAAGGACAGACAAAACGCGGTAAGGGCTAAGATCCTAAACGCCGCCGACGAGACGACGCTTTATGTCAATAAAGACGCCGCGCCGTGGTGTTACGAGGGCTTAAACACGGTACAGTTACAGAAAGGATCGTCGTTTATGGAAGACCAGAAGAACCAGTACCAGCACATTACGACGGCGATCGGTTATCAAGTCGCTAAACTATGGCCGGTTGAACGCGGGCGCATGGTCGCCGCACCGCCCCGGAGGGCATAACTAGATGATTGAAATACTAGACGACACGATCCGCCGAGAACTCGCCCTGCAGCGGTTCGCGTCGTTTCTTGTGCGTGAATATATACGCCCGACGGCGCAAGAGGTCGCCCGGGAGATACCGCGCGTTCTAGCCGGTTATGAAGACTTACCGCGCGCCGATCAATTTCGCCTATTCGCACGCCTTAAGGCAATGGTCCGCGAACGGTGGCGCGCCATGTGGGACCCGATAACCGGCCAGCTTGGCGACGTGGCGGTCCAAGAACTCGAATACATGGTCGACCTCTACGACGACGTGATCAGCGGCGTGCGTAATCCGGGCGGGCGGGTGGTAGTGCCCGAAATGGTTTTAGGACACGCAAATTTGATCCGCGCCGGGAGGTGGGACGAGTTTATAAACGGCAACGCCGACGAAACGGCGCAACGCATAGACGGCACAATAAAACGCATGTGGCGAGACGGTGGTACCCTTAACGATATTCTTTACCAGTTGCGGGGCAAGTATAACCGCCGCACGCAATCATACGAGGGGGGCGTCATTGAGGGCCAAGTCAAAAAGGCGACGACACTCGCCCGGACCGGCGTCTCGCATTACACCGCCGCCGCCCGGGACAAGTTCGCCAACGCTAACCGCGAATTTATCAGCGATCGTATTTTCTTCGCGACCCTAGACGGCCGCACGTCCGACATTTGTCTAGGAAATCACTTGAAGCGCTACCCGATAACGAGTGACGAATACCCGCGCTTACCGTTGCATTACAACGAGCGATCGGTTTACATTTTCGCCGGTAAAGGGTTCGACCCGCTCGACGGTGATCGCCCGTCTAAAGGTGCCAACGGGGCGGAAGAAATCAGCGCTAAGACCACGGCGGCGGCGTGGCTTAAGCGACAGCCCCGCGAATGGGTCGAGGATCAGCTAGGCAAAATCCGCGCCGCGTTATTTCTCGACGGTGGACTACCGCTAGACAAATTTTTAGACGCGGCAAACGTACCGCTAACACTTGAACAACTCGCGCAAACGATACCCGGCCAGCGGGCGTTCCGCCGGGCAAACTTAGGACTGTAAACAATGGCAAATGATAAAGGTATTTCGAAGCCGTGCGAGGCGTACAACCACGCCGCCCCGCTCGTTAAACAAGTACGCGACGCGCTAAACGGCGAAGTTGTGATACGCGATCCGGCGAACATCGACACGCACCTGCCCGACCCGTTCCCGCACTTGAACGAAGACGACGACAAGCCGGCGCGCTTAAGACGTTACCGGGCTAACGCTGAATTTGACGAGGTGGTCGGCAATACCGGCGAGAGCCTTATCGGTGCCATGTTCCGAAAGCGTCTAACGTTTGAAGACATACCGGCCGGGCTGGAATACCTCGTAGAAGACGCGGACGGCGACGGGGCCGGGCTAGAAGAAACGGCGAAAAGTATCGCACTCGAACAATTCGGGTTTAACTACGTCGCCGGGCTGGCTGAGTTTTCGGATCTCGCCTCTATGGACCTAGACGCCAAAACGCTAACGAGAAGCCGGGCACGCGAAGCCGGGTTGCGAGCGTTTATTAAAATCTACCCGCGCGAAGCCGTGATCGATTGGAATTTTAGACGCGTCAACAAGACTCGACAGCTAGATTTTATCGTGCTGAAAGAGCAAGACGAGACGCGCGACGAGTCGAACCGCTTCACCGCCACCAAGCGCGACAGCTATCTGGTTTTATACCTAGACGGCGATGGGTGGTATACGCAGATCCGCTTCACGGTCGACGCGAAAACGGGCGGAACTTGGTCGGAGCCGTATCAGCCTCAAATGCGCGGCGCGCGAATGCCTTACATACCGTTAGAATTTGCCGTCGCCTCACCGTCGCTTCGCGAAGACTTACCGCAAAAACTCGGCTACCTGTCCGGGATCGCGTCTAAAGTCCTAGCACGTTTTAGAGCGTCAGGCGATTACAAAGAATGCTTGTGGCTTAACGGCGCACCTATGACAAGTTCGAGCGGGTGGGACACGCACGCCCATGAAGAATATCAGAAAATGACCGGCTTGAAACACGTACCCACCGGGCCGGGCGCTCACTTCATGCGACCCGCCGGTGTTGACTACGAGATCCACGCGTGGAACGCCGGCCAGTCGGCTTATGCGGATTACTTAAGCCGCAACGAACGCGAGATCCGCGCACTAGGCGGCGTGTTCGATACGACCGACGGCGACCCGGAGACAGCCAAGGCCGCCGCGATTAAGCACGCGGAAAAAACCGGCGTACTGGCCGCCGTAGCGGACGGCACCGAGAAAATGTTAAACAAGCTGATCATGTATTGCGGGTTGTTCCAAGGCATCGAGGCACCGGCCGACGTGGTGAAAGTACCGCGCGACTTCATCCAGTCGAAGATCACGCCGCAGGAACGAAACGCAATACTAAACGAGCGCGACGCGGGACTCTATGACGACGAAGAAGCGCTGAAACAGCTTAAGCAGGGCGGCGGCTTGGTCGGAGAGGTTGACGACATAAGAGAACGCATGAATAATAACCTAAACGGCGGCGCGTAGGTTACGCCCGCCACTCTAACCACTACGCGAGGTTCGCACAATGAAATTGAAATATCAGAGCAAGGACGAGATCCCGGCGGAACTAGTCGACTTTTACGTAGAATTCGACGAAGACGGTAAAACCATTTTTGTTCATAAAGAAATGGCCGACACGCTTCGCGAGTCGTACCGCACAAGGGGCGATCTGACTCAGGCGCAAACGAAACTCAGTGAACTGGGCGACACGGTGAAAGGGCTTAAACAGTCACTTGAAGACCGCGAGCGCGACGACAAAAAGGATCAAGGCAAGTATAAAGAGATCGCCGAGGATTGGGAGAAGCGTTACAACGCCGACACCGAAAGCCTAAAAGCTGAAATCGGCGAACTGAAAAACGCGAGCCGCCAGAGCGTAAAAAAAGCCGCTATTGCTAGAATGGCAGCACACGGCACGGAAGAAACGCGATCAGTTCTTGCGCGCGTGGTAGGGCTTGATCTAGACTTTAACGAAGACGGCGAGTTAATCGTACTCGAAGACGGCAAGGCCACCAGCCAGAGCCTAGACGATTACGAGAAAAACCTCGCCGAGCGTTACCCGTCATTAGTTGCGGAGGTTCCGAGCAATGGCGGCGGCGCAAAAGGCGCGAAAGGCGGGTCGCCGGGATCGCAAAAGTGGGCGGATTATTCACCGTCTGAATTGTCGGAAATTCGCAGAACGAACCCGGCGCAATACGAAAAACTTAAAGAAACCCGCTGAATAGGAGCATTCAACAATGCCAGCAGTTAGACTCGAAGATATTATCGACGTTGTGGTCTTCCAAGACTTACCGAGCGTCGAAAGCACCAAACTAAACCGCTTTTTAGACGGCGGCGTCGTCGTTCAAAGCGAACTTTTAAACACGCTTGCAAACTCGCCGGGTAAAACGGCCGAGTTGCCATTCTGGAACGACCTTGACGGCGACGACGAGGTCAATTACTCGACCGACGACCCGGACCAACAAGGCCCGACTTCTAAAGTTACGCAGACAGAGCAAATGGCGCGAAAGGCGTTTGTTAACAAAGGTTGGAAAGCGACCGATCTCGCGGCCGAGTTGGTTATGGGCGAAAACGCCATGACGCACATTCGTAACCGCACGGATAAATATTTCCGCACTCAGTTCGAAAAGCGTGTGATCGCTTGTGCGCGCGGCGTATATGCCGACAACGTGGCGAACGATAGCGGCGACATGGTGATCAACATTGCGACCGAAGACGGCGACAACGCGACCGACGCGAACCGTTTCAGCCGTAAAGCGTTTGTGTCGGCGGCGTTTACCGCTGGCGACCACTTCGACAATTACAGCGCGGTCGGGATGCACTCCATGGCGTATCAACAAGCCGTAGATCAGGACGACGTCGAAGACGTGCGCGACGCGGACGGCCGTTTGTTGTTCCAAACATATATGGGCCGTCGCATTATCGTAGACGACTCGCTGCCGGTATTGCCGGGTTCAACGTCGGGCTTTAAATACATCACCGTTCTTTACGGTGACGGCGCGATCGGTTGGGGCGAGGGTTCGCCAGAAATGCCGGTGGAAGTTGATCGCGACTCAGGCGCGGGCAACGGCGGCGGTGTTGAAATATTATGGCGTCGCGCGACTTGGCTAGTGCATCCGTTCGGCTTCGACATTCTAGGCACGCCGGCGAACGGTATTTCGCACACGCTGGCCGAAATGGCGGACGCGGCAACGTGGGATCGTAAGATCGATCGTAAGCTTGTACCAATGGCGTTTTTGGTACACAACTAAGCACACGCGGCGGTCTTAACAGGCCGCCACGGTCTTAACACTTTTAAAAGGTGAACTAACATGGCAACAGCTAAGAAAGCCCCGGCAAAAGCCGAGGAAAAAGAAAAAGCGATCGACTACGGCCTAGAAGCCCGCAAAGCGGCAAAAGCCAAGATCGAACGCGAAGCCGCCGAAGCCGCCAAGGCTAACGGCGCGAAGTAAAAAACGCACTTCCACTAAGCCAAAAGGGCGGGCCGGTGCCCGCCTTTTTTATATTTAAGAGGCCGACAAAATGCCGCTAATAGTAGAAACGGGCCAAGGGCTAGAAAACGCCAACGGCTACGCAGACGTCGAAACGGTCCGCGATTATTGGGAAGACCGCGCCGAGGTTATAACCGCCGACGACATAGAACTAGAAGCGGCGATCGTTATAGCGTCGCAGTTTGTCGACCTTAAGTTCGGGCCGCGCTTCATTGGTAAAAAAGCAGACCCGGATCAAGCGCTAGAATGGCCGAGAAAGTGCGCCGGGCCTTATCCCGACGATACGGTGCCGCGTCAACTAGTTAAGGCCGTGGCGGAGTACGCAAAGCGCCAAACCGAAGCCGCGCTGCAGCCCGATCCGGGCACCGCCGGCGAAGTGGTCGAAACTACCGAAATTTTGCAGGGGGTTGGCGAACTTACCACCCGGTACGCAGAGGGCACGGCGAGAACTGCAGACGATGTTCGCCACCCGCTCGCCGAGGGGTATCTGGCCGCGCTTTTAGGCATCGGCGGGATGAACTATTTAAAACGGTGATCACATGGCGACTTTAAAAGAACGTTTCAGCGCACTAGCCGACCGACTTTTTGACAAATTCGACAGTGTCGCCGTTTCGGTTTCATTGGTCGAGCCGGGCCAGCAAGACCCGATCACGGGTGAAGAACTGGCCCCCGGATCGCACAGCGGCCCGATCTCAATGATACGCCCGCAGCTAGACCAAAAAGCGCGCGAGGCGTTCGGCATGGCAACGAACGAATTTTTACTAGTTGCATTAGTTCGAGTGGTGCCCGAACAACCCGTCGCGCATAGTACCGGCGTGTTTGTCGACGGCGTGCAGTACGAATTAAAAGCGGTTAGCCAAGACGCAGCGGGGGCGACGTACCGCTTAAGGTGTGCCGGTGGCGCTTAATCCGTTTGGTATTGAATTGGGCCGAGACGTGGACCGGGCGATCGAAGAATTAGAAATAATTTGGAAAAGTTCGGTTGTGACGCTTTTCAGCCGCGTGATCATAGGCACGCCCGTTCGCACCGGCTACGCTCGCTCGGGTTGGCGCGTCGGCGAAAGCGTCGACGAGTTTCTGCCCGCGCCAATATCAAGCGAAGAAACTACACGACGGCCAGCCCCGACAATTGAATTTAACGAGATCCCGCCGGTGGGGTCGTCGGTTTACCTTTTCGCTAATGTGGATTATCTTGAATACTTAGAAGACGGCCGCAGCGACCAACGCCCGAACGGGTGGATCGAGCAAGAGGTCGAGCGGTGGGCCGAAATAGTCGACGGGGTGGCGAGATATGTCTAAAACTGATTTACGCGAAGCGGTGATCCGTTCAATAATGGACGCCGCGCTGCCGTTCCCGGTAATATGGCCGAACAGCAGCGAAAAGCCACCGAAGAACGCGACATGGGCGCGCGGGGCTATAACAAGGTTAGACGGGGCGGGCGGGTCGCTTGGTCCGGGTGGAAAAGATAAATTTAACGGGTCGTTAGAATTTAAAATTTTCACTAAGCAGAAGACCAC